GTTTTGGCGAAGTATTCCGGGACCGCCTTGAACGTCCCGAGATATTCCCCGCCAGTGGCGCTACCGTATTCGCGCAAGTAAGCCGGGCGCCCGCCTTTGATGTGGTCGAACGCACCAAGGATCAGCAGGCTGTCCTGATCGAAGCTTTCAGCGATTGCCTGGACGTCGTTTGCGTCCAGAGCGCCATGGTCTAGCGCCACCAGAAAGCTTGCTTCCGCGACGCCTTCGAAAAACCCACATACCGACTTGTAATAATCGGTGTGGTTCGCCAGTTCGCGGCGAAGGCGTTGTGTCCGCGCGTCGTTCTCTGCCACGCCCAAGTGGCCGCGATGGGCAGACAAGATAGCGAAAGCGACGTTGTTGCGCGCCAGATCGTTGTTGGTCTGCATGGCTGTCTCTCCGTAGCTTGATGGGTTGCCAGAGTGGGGCGCGGATCGCCCCGCGCTGCGCCCGGACGCTATCTCGCGCCCGGGCGCAGTCCGTGGCATCCGCTAGCGGCGCATGGCGCGGTACGCGGCCGCGTCAAGTTCCGCCGCCCAACAATCCGCGACGCGGCGGCGCCGCGCCGTGAATGTTTCCAGGGCATTGCTCACATAGATTGTCATGGCATCCCATCCCATCAGCTAGAGTGGCTTAGGTCTTTGCGACGATCCGGCTTTCGCCCCGCGTGGCCGGATCGCCCGTCCGTCGTGCTTTCCCGGACCGACCTTGGCGCTATGTTCGCGGTTTTCCGCTGCGCCTGTGACCGACATACGCCCGTCGATCCGTCCGGTCAAGAGGCAAACCCAAAAAATCTGTATGCGGTCATTTTTTCATCGCCCGCGCCGGCCCGATTACCTCACTGCATCGCGCAATAATCTTGCGCAGCCCCTCGCCCTCGCCCGCGTTGCAAACGCCGTGCCAAACGCTCACATGCAAGCGCCATGCCAAACGCTCACATGCAAGCGCCGTGCCAACATGCAAGCGCCGTGCCAAACGCTCACATGCAAGCCGCGTGCCAAACGCTCACATGCAAGCGCCGTGCCGTTGCAAGTCATTCGCAATGGCACGCGGCTTGCATCTCGCGCGCCCGCCCGGGCGGGGAGAAAATCGCGCGCGCAGATGGGCCTGTGATATTGCCACAATCAGCGCGGACGGGATTTTAGGACCGTATTCTCCACCAGATAAAGCCCGTCACACACGGCCGCCAGACGGCAGAAAAACGGGTTGATCGAATTGAGCTTACGAGCTAGGCTGTGACAGACGCAAATCGGAGGATGTAGCCAATGGCCGACGACCGGGCGCTGGCAGAATACGGGCTGCGGCCGGCTCAAGAGGAGTTCCTGAAGCGGTACCTGGAGACCGGCGACATTGAAGAAGCCGCAGCGTGGGCCGAACGCAAACCCTCGACGTGCCGGCAGTGGTTGAAGGAGCCGAAGTTCCAGCAAGCTCTACAGCGCGAACTGACACAACGGCTGAACGGCGGCGCCATGGGCGCGCTGGAGACGCTTATCAGCTTGTCCCGGCACGCCGGCGACGACAAGGTTCGCCTGAACGCGGCGAGAGATTTGCTTGACCGAGCGGGTTACAAGCCCGAGCATCTGCACACATCCGCGGACAAGCGGATGGAGAACGCCAGCGTCGAGGACATGATGGGGCGCATCCAGGAGCTTCAGAAGGAACTCGGGATCAACCAGGGCAAAGGCGACGTCATCGACGTCGAGCCCCAGAATGTGGGGTCCGGGAACGGCGAGCGCAGCGCGCTGCCCGAGCCCCCGCGCCCGGGCGACGCGGACCCGTTGGAGCCGCAGACCGGCGGCATGGACTCCGGGTCGGCGCCGCAAACTAGCGGCGCGAAGGCCCAAAACCGGGACGAGGAGCCCGAGCGGGACCCGCTTGACAAGTTCGAACTGGACGAGATGGACGTCTCGGATTTGATGTAATGGCAGAAGATCAAAGCGACGAAGCCAAGCTGCGGGAACTGCACGACCTTCTGGAGGCCGTGCAGCACCACCAGCAGACCAATCAGATCGAGTGGTACCGGCCCGTGCCGAAACAGGCCGAGTTCCACGAGGCCGGCGCGACCTATCAGCAGCGGATGCTGATGGCCGGCAACCAGCTTGGCAAGACGCTCTCCGCGGGCATGGAGGTAGCCATGCACCTCACGGGCCTGTACCCAAGCTGGTGGCAGGGCCATGTGTTCCGCCGGCCGAACCACTGGTGGGCCGCGGGCGTGACGAGCGAGAGCACGCGCGACAACCCGCAGCGCATCCTGCTCGGGCGCGGGCGGTCCTTCGGGACCGGAACGATCCCGGCGTCGTCGTTCTACTCCAAGCCGTCCATGGCCCGTGGGGTGCCGGACGCCGTGGACACCGTGCAGGTGATCCACCGCACGGGCGGCGTGTCCACGCTGAAGTTCAAGAGCTACGACCAGGGTCGCGAGAAGTGGCAGGGCGATACCCTGGATGGCATCTATCCCGCAGCATTACCGCCGGGTCTGCGGGCTGGACCACGGCGTCCAGCACCCGGCCGCCCTGGCCTGGATTGCCTACAACCCGGACACGGACGTGGTGTACGTGTATGACGTGTGGAAACAGAGCGACACAACCATCGCGGACCGGGTGCAGGCGTGGCGTCAGCGCGGGGACTGGATACCGGTGGCGTGGCCGCACGATGTTGGCGCCCGCGATAAAGGCGTGACAGGGCGGCCCTTCGCCGAGATATACGAGAATTATGGCATGAAGATGTTGCCGCACTCGGCGCGCATGAACCCGGACACCGGCGGGTCGCAGCCGCGCGAGCCCATTATCGAGGCGATGTATTCTCGGATGCGCACGGGCCGGTTGAAGATATTCCGTACCTGCCGGGAATGGATCAGCGAACAGCAGCGGTACCACCGCAAGGACGGGCAGGTCGTGGACGAGGACGACGACCTGATCTCGGCGACGCACTACGCGGTCATGGAGCTTCGGAGCGCGATCCCGTACTACAACACCATGAGTATGCCGACTATGGCAGAAGGGGTTGACCACGATCCGTTGGCCGGGTACCTTTGATCGGAGCAATGTAGAGGAGGTGCATCATGGGGTTTCTGTCCCCCGACCCGCCGGACATCACAGTGCCCGAGCCGGCCCGGACGCGGCCCAAGCAGCCGCCCGAGAAGCAGCAGACCGACGTGCAGCGCGAGGGCCGCCAGCGGCGCCGGAGCCGTGGCCGCGGGCGCGGCGAGACGGTACTGACCGGTCGGCTTGGCGGCGGCCAGGACGACCAGACCAGTTCGCTGCTCGGAGGCTGACATGCCGGCGAAAGTCGATAGCATCATCCGCAGTATCCAGCGCGGAAGCAAGAACGTGGGGTCCAAGTCCCAGGCTATCGCTATCGCAAAAGACCAGGGTCTGATCCGGCAAGAGGGCGACAAGCTCAAATTGACCGAGAAGGGCCGAAACTCCAACGGGGCCAAGGATGGCTGAAGACCAGGACAAAAAGATCCAGGCGGACTTCAAACAAGCGCAAAGCGAACGCCAGAATTGGGAGTCGCTGTGGCAGGACATTTCTGACCTCGTGGAGTTGCGGAACGACTTTGTGGTCAACCGTGCCAAGGGGCAGCCCCGGCACAACCGCGTGTTCGACAGCACCGCGATCCGGTCGAACAGCCAGCTTGCCGCGGGCCTGGAGAGCTTCCTGGTCAACCCGCGGACCAAGTGGTTCGAGCTTCGCATCCCGGGCGAGGTCGGCGAGCGCGATGACGTAAAGCGGTGGCTGGCCGAGGTCCGGGACCTGATGCTGGAGCACTTCAGCAAGCCCGAGGTGAACTTCTACCCGGCGGTCCACGAGGGCCTGATGGAGCTCGGGGCCTACGGCACGATGGTCCACTTCCTGGAGGACCAAACGGACGGCCCGTCGCCGCGGTTCGTGAGCCGCCCGCTGCCGGAGGTGTTCCTGCGCGAGAGCGACAACGGCCGGATCGACACGCTATACCGCAAGTTCAAGCTGTCGGCCCGGCAGGCCGCGCAGATGTACGGCGCGGACAACCTGCCGGAGCGCATCCAGAAGAAGCTGTCCAGCGGCAAGCAGAACGAGCAGGAGGACTTTCTCCAGGCCGTCGTCCCGCGCGAGGACTTCAACCCGAACAAGGCGCAGACCCGGGATAACAAGGCGTGGCGCTCGGTCCACTTCGCGATGGGGAAGGGAGAGCGCGTGCGCGAGAGCGGGTTCGACGAGTTCCCGTTCACGGTGGCCCGGTGGAGCAAGGCCACCGGTGAAGTGTACGGCCGGTCGCCAACGATGGAGGTGCTGCCGGACATTCGGATGCTCCAGGAGATGAGCAAGACGGTGATCCGGGCGGCGCAGAAGATCGTGGACCCGCCGCTGCTGGTCCAGGACGAGGGCGCCATGAACCCGGTCAAGACGATGCCGGGCGGGCTCAACTACTTCCGGTCCTCGGTGGCCGGCAGCCAGCAGGCCCCGATCCAGCCGTTGCAAACCGGCAGTCAGGTGGACATCGGCGTGGACCTGATCCAGCAGCGGCAGGCGGCCGTGCAGCAGGCGTACATGATCCCGGAGATCCTGGGGCTCATCAGCCGCGGCGATAGCTCGCCGCTGAAGGCCACCGAGGTGGTCGGCCGGCAGCAGCAGGCCCTCCGCCAGCTTGCGCCGATCCTGGCGCGCATCCAGAACGAGTTTCTGGCCCCGGCGGTGGACCGGACGTTCGCCGTGATGCTTCGGCGCGAAATGCTGCCCGAGCCGCCCGAGGTGATCCGCGGCGAGGACTTCAACGTGGAGTTCGTGTCCCAGGCGGCTCTGGCCCAGCAGGCCGCGGAGAACGAGAACGTGCTGAACTGGCTTCAGCAGGTCCTCCCGGTGCTCCAGATCGATCCGAACGCGGCGAACAACATCGACACCGACGAGTTCGTCCGCACCACCGCGGAGAAGAACAACGTGCCGCCCGAGCTTCTTATGAGCCGGGAGGCGGTCGAGAACCAGCGCGCCCGGCAGGCGCAGCAGGCCCAGCAGCAGAACCTCGTCCAGACGCTCTCGGAAGCCGGCCCCGGTATCCAGAGCTTGAGCGAGGGCGCCAAGACACTCTCGGAGGTTTCCCGTGGCGAACAAGGCTGACCACGAGCAGCGAGAGCAGCAGCTTATCGACGACTTCCAGACGGTGTTCGGGTCGGAAGCCGGCCAGCGCGTGCTCCAGAAGATCGAGGAGTTCGCGGAGCTTCAAACGGACGGCTTCGACCCCGACCCGTACCGAATGGCCCACATCACGGGCCGCAGAAGCGTGGGGTTGATGATCCTCCACTACATTGAAATGTCGCGGGCGGAGTTCCAACACATCGTCCGCCGGCACTATGCGCAGGATGAATAAGGGAGAGACGACATGGCGGATACCGTTTCCGGCACCGAAGGTGAGCCCGGTTCCAATTTCGGCGGCCAGCCGGCCGGCGGCGACAGCGGCGGGGGCGGCGAGCCCGGCAACAACCAGGGCGGTTCGCTGCTCGGTGGCGCCCCGGAGCCCCAGGACGGCCAGGGCACCACGTCCGGCGGTGACGGCGGCCAGCAGGCGGGCTCGCAAAGCCCGTTGCTGGAGATGATCGGCGACGAGAACCTGAAGGCGGACCAGAGCCTTCAGCAGGTCCAGTCGGTCGAGGATCTTGCCAAAGGGTACGTCCACGCGCAGAAGCTCATCGGCAAGGACAAGCTGGTCCTGCCGAAGGACGAGAATGACACGGACGCCTGGAACGACGTGTTCAAGAAGCTCGGGCGGCCGAACGATCCCAGCGAGTACGAGCTTCCCAGCCTGGACGAGAACAGCAAGGCCCAGGTCCCCGAGGGCACCGACGAGTGGTTCAAGAACAAGGCCCACGAACTTGGCCTGACCAACAAGCAGGCTCGGGACCTGTGGAGTTCGTACCTCACCGACGTCGCCGAGAAAACGGCCGAGGGCGCCGAGCAGCGGGCCGCCCAAGCCCGAGAGCAGGCGGAGCAGCAACTCAAGCAGGAGTTCGGCAAGGCGTTCGACGAGAAGCTGAACGACGCCCGCGTGGCCCTGAAGCAGTACGACACGGACGGCTCCGTCACCCAGGCCCTCGACCAGAGCGGGCTCGGGAATGATCCGGCGGTCATCAAGATGCTGTCGCAAATCGGCGAGCAGTTCCGCGAGGACAAGGTGGGCGGCTCGTCCAAGCAGTTCTCCCGGACGCCCGAGCAAGCCCGGCAGGAAATCCAAGACCTGAAGCTCGATCAGAGTTTCCAGCAGGCGTGGATGAACCCGCAAGCTCCGGGCCACCAAGCGGCCGTCGAGAAGCTGCACGCGCTTTATCAAGAAGCGTACCCGGACGGTTGACAGGACCACAGTCCGGTACTAGGGTGGCTGTAATCGGGTAGCCTGTGGGGTCCGATACGGAACTGGCTGAAGCGTCCCGCATGGGGTAGCGCGTAGGCAAGAGGAGAGCGGAAACGCGCAACCAGGAGAGCAGCAATGTCATTCGAGATTTCCACGGCGTTCGTGAACCAGTTCCGCGACACCGTGATGATGCTCGCGCAGCAGCGCGGCAGCAAGCTCCGCGGGACGTTCATGGAAGACACCCTGACTGGCAAGACCATGTTCTTCGACCAGATCAGCCCCACGCAGGCCCAGCGGACCACGACCCGTCACGCGGACAGTCCGCTGATCTCGACCCCGCATCGTCGGCGCTCGGTGAGTACCATCGACGTCGAGTGGGGCGACCTGATCGACGACTTCGACAAGCTGAAGATGCTGATTGACCCGCAGTCGGCGTACAGCCAGAACGCCGCCTGGGCGGTCGGGCGCGAAATGGACGACATCATGTTCGAGAAGTTCTTCGCGACCGTCCCGACCGGCCAGGACAATAGCGGCACGGCAGCGTTCCCGGCGTCGCAGCAGGTGGATTTGAACTCCACCGGGCTGAACGTGGATAAGCTCCGCGAAGCGCGGAAAATCCTGCTTCAGAACGAAGTCGATCTGGACATGGAAATGCCGATCATCGCGATCCCTGCGAAGGCCCAGGACGACCTGCTGAACCAGACCGAGGTCACCAGTTCGGACTTCAACACCGTCCGGGCGCTGGTCCAGGGCGAGATCGACACGTTCCTCGGCATGCGGTTCATCCGCACCGAGCGCGTCCCCACGGACGAGAGCGGGAACTACCGCATCCCCGTTTGGGTTCCGAGCGGGATGGCCCTGGCGACGTCCAAGGAGCCCACGGCGCAGATCGCGCCGCGGCCCGACAAGCGGTTCTCGACCTACATCTACTATAGCATGTCGGTCGGCGCGACCCGCTTGGAGGAGGAGAAGGTCGTCGAGATCAAGGCGCAGAGCTAAGGGCTGGGGCCTGATGGCCCCTCCCACACCCCATTCGACAAGGGAGTAGAGCACTATGGCAGACGTGAAAAGCGCCCAGGTCCAGACCCTCGACGCCGAGCCGACCGAGGTGCTGGAACCCGGTGTCCTCGCGGGCCGCGTGCGCATCGCGAAGTTCAGCGTGGACCTGACCGACGTCACCGGCAGCGACGTGGCGTACTGCATCGACCTGCCCCCGAACGCGGTCCTCCACGAGGTCCGGCTGTTCCAGGACGGCAGCGACAGCACGGCGTTCGACTTCGGCGACAGCAATTCGGCGGACGGCATCCTGGACGGGCAGGCCATCAACCAGGAAGTCTCGATCCAGGCGGCGAACAACAACACCACGGGGACCAACGGTTTCGGCCCGCAGGACTGGTTCAAGCCGCTGTGGGAGGCCCTGGGGTACTCCAGCCGCATCGCCGCCGGCAGCCGCATCCGGCTGAAGCTGACGCCGGGCAGCGAGCCCGCGGACAACACCATCTTCGGCACCATCACCTACGTGGTGGACTAAGGGAGGTGCAGCATGGCCGTGGACTACAGCAAGCTGCGGAGCCTTGCCTCCGGCGTGCCGGTGGCGGATCCCATCACGCTGACCGCCCAGGACGACAGCGACGTCAGCGGTTCCGGGGCGGACGCCGTGATCGTCAACAATCGGACCCGGATCGACGAGATCGAGGGGGTCCTGGTTGACCTTGGGGTCTTGACCGAGAGCGGAACTGGATCGTAACCTCTGGACACAACCCTCCATGACGTGCCAGAGTAGGGGGCAGGATATGTTCCTGCCCCCTTTCGTATGGAGAACGCCATGTTGACGAGCATCTTGATCGGCGCGGGCACGACCTTGGCCGGCATCATCGTCCGGCTGCTCTGGAACCGCAAGATTGGCCGGCACCTGCGCGCGAAGTGGCACCGCCGCTGGCTGGCCCGGTGTGGGGTGACGGTCGGCAAGACCATGCTGCGGATGCCGACGCCGAACGGCTTCGAGCTATGGAACGTCGAGGACGTGGACGGCTCCGACATGCTGCTGCGGAACCTGTCTTCGCCGGGCCACGAGCGGACCACGTTTCGCTGGTATCCCATTGCGCGGCTGCGCAAGGAAGGCATCGACACGGTTGAAGTGACCGGAGAAGACGATGGCCGATAAGGTCGAGATCGTGAACCTCGCCCTCCAGGAGATGGGGGCCGAGCCCATCACGTCGCTGACCGACGAAGCGAAGACCGCACGGGTTATGAACGAGCGGTTCAATAGCTTGCGCGATAGCTTCCTGCGGTCGCACCCGTGGAACTTCGCCAAGGCCCGGACCCGGCTCGCGCGGCTGGAGGAACCCCCGGCGTTCGGCTTCAAGTACGCCTATGCGCTGCCGGCGGACTGGCTGAAGATCCTCCACGTCCTGACCGACGACAACCGGCACCCCGAGGAGCAGGTGACGCAGCCGCTCTACAAGGTCGAGGGAGGCCAGCTTCTAAGCGACCACGAGGCGGTCTACATGATCTATGTCCGCCGGATCACGAACACCGAGGAATGGGACGCCCTGGCGGTGGACTGCTTCGTGCTGTTCTTAGCCTCGCGCACGGCGCGGGCGATCACGCAGAACCTCGATCTGGCGGAGACGCTGGAAGCCCAATACCGCGCCAAGCTGTCGGAGGCGCGGCATTTCGACGCCACCGATGAGCCGGCCCGTCGCGTCGAGAGCGACGAGTGGCTGGCCGCCCGCGTCGGGGCCGGGCACTTCGGCGTCCACGGCCTGTTCCGCGATATTGAGGACACCTGACCATGTCGAGCCTTGAGGTCGTTCAGACAAACTTCACCCGCGGCGAACTTAGTCCGCGCCTGCGGAGCCGGCTCGACTTCGAGGGCTTCTTCAACGGCGTCGCCGAGATGCGGGAGTTCTACCCGGTGGTCCAGGGCGCTGCCGTCAAGCGCCCGGGCACCCGGCACGTGAACCGGCAGGACGGTGCGGTTCGGCTGCTGCCGTTCGAGTTCAACGTCGAGCAGACCTACGTGCTGGCGTTTGAGGACGGTGGGGTGAAGTTCTACACCGAGCGGCCAGCCCTAGGCTTCGACAATCTGGTGCTGAACAACACGGCCCTGGCGGCGTCCGAGATCGGGGCCTTCTCGATCTCGAACGGCACATTCGACAGCGACCTGACGAACTGGACGACGACAAGCGGCTCCAATAGCTCGGTGTCGCAGAACAACGGCCGCGCCGAGCTTCAGGTGGCCGCGGGCGAGAGCGCGTCCCTGGAGCAGGAGATCGCCGTGTCAATCCTCGGCTCGGAGAAAGACCACTTCGTCCGGCTCGACATTGGTACCACGTCTGCGCCAAAAGGTCAAGAAGTGGAGTTCCGGGTCGGCACGGCGTCCGGTACCCAAGACCTCCAATTCCATCGGCTCCAGCCCGGAAACCACCTCGTCAAGTTCAACCCCGGCGAAAACGACACGGTGTACCTGTCGCTCCATATTGTCGAGCCCGACAGTAACGTCACCGTTTTCGTGGATAACATCGTGGGGTTTGCGAATGAAGACCTGCGTTTGCCGGTGCCGTACTCGGCAGATCAGGCGCATATGCTGTCGTGGGCGCAATCCGCCGACGTTTTGTTCTTGGCCCATCCGAACTATTTTCCGCGGGAGCTTCGGCGCCTAAGCGAGGACGAGTTCTCCCTCGTGTTCTATGACTACGAGGATGGGCCATTCGACGACGTGAACCCCACGACCGAAACGCTGGAGTTCAGCGCGCAGACGGGCGAAGCCACGGTGACCTTGAGTTCGTCGAGCGCGGTCAACAACGGCGAAGGCTTCAAGGACAGCGACGTGGGCCGGCTGATCCGCTTCCGGCCAGACAACGCCAAATCCACGACCGCGGCCGGCGACGGGTCCACCAACGTGTTCACGTTCGACTTCCCCGCGGTGAACGAAGAAGACGTCCGGGTGACCCTGACCAACAACGGCGGGGAGACCATCCAGAACATCGGCGAGGGGGCCACCATCGAGGCGATCCCCGAGGTGGACTACAAGCTGACCTTGAACGAGGACGGCCCGGGCGGAGAAATCGACTTCTCGATCTCGAAACCGCCGGCCAGCAACATCGAAATCAACATCACCCGAGACAACACGTTCTGGGGCTGGGCGGAAATCGTCCAGGTAAACTCGATCACCGAGGTGAAAGCGATCATCCGAAACGACGATGGGCTCGCCGGCCTCGGCCCAAGCTCCTCGTGGCGGCTCGGGTCCTGGACGGGAACTAGCAACGGCTTCCCGCACATCGTCACGTTCCACGGCCAGCGGCTCTGTTTCGGGAGTAGCTTCCGAGATCCGCAGAACCTCTGGATGAGCAAATCGGCCGCGTTCAACACGCACTCGCCCACGGAGATCGACGGCACGGTGAACGCCGACAACGCGCTGAACGTGGCGCTCGCGACGTCCCAGGTAAACTACAGCCGGTGGCTGTCCAGCTTCTCGAACGGGCTCGCCGTCGGTACGAGCGGCAGCGAGT